CTGTCAACTCCAATGTGATATTTGGCACGACTCATTGCATATCCAGCGCCGGTTGCTCTACGTAGAGCCGGATCAACAGCGTCGCCTCCTACAACAACTATTTCACAACCAAGATCGGCAAATTTTTTATACAGTTGATCCACTTGTTCTTGTGTAGGACGCCGTTGAATACTTGTTGCATCTATTTGCATAGTAGCAAAACTTTCGGGTAAACAAATAGAGGCACTGAGATCGTCGGCGGCAAGACTTGGAAATTTTTCAGCAACAAGATAATCATCTACCCAAAAGAATGGAGTCAATGGTTTTTGTAGTTTACCTGGATATTTTTTGTAGTAATGTAATTCAGCGTTTGGATGCTCGGCCAACACAAGATCAAGAAATGCCTGATCAGTCATAGTGGTTGTTTCGTAAGGTTTTAAAAATACAGTGTCTTTTGGAAATAATTTAATTACTTCGTTCCAAGTAGTGGGCTTGTCTCGGTTATACTGATGACTTGCAATATGTAAGGTTGCAGGCTCACCGTGTGCTTGCCCGTAAAGATAAGTCAAAAGACAACTATGAACAATGTCTCCAAATCCAGGGCAACTATATTGAAGATCTGGAATTCTTGTACTCCAGAATCTCATTACAACATTTTTCATTAAGTATGTTCTTTTCTTTTAATAATAGCGTACCCAAAACTACGATCATCATACACTACATATTCCCAATTGCCTCCAGCTACAAATTCATCAATTGCTTTCTTAACAGGGGGATGTCGAGCGTCATGAAATACAATATATTTGTTCACTTTTGGTGCATGCAGTTTAATTTCAGCACAGACATGTTTATAGGAGTGTATACTATCAACCATGAGCATGTCCACTGTTGATACTGGAATACTAGTGTCAATGCTACTGTTATGATTGAACACTATACGATTCTTGCATTCTTGTTCAAACAAATGGCGATGAGGAGTTATGGTATCAAAGTTAACGTCAACTAATTCAATATATTTTAAATTTGTATTTCCTACCCAAGCGGCTGCAGCACTCACACCCGACAACACTCCAAGCTCTTTATAACTGTCGCATTCAGTTATTAGACGTTGTATATGCTGGTAATACAAGATAAATTCTGGCCCGTATTCTTTAACAAAACACTCGCAGGCGTAATTATAAAACTCGAGTAAACTATTACATTGATTAAAATTTGGAATTAACATATTATTTCTTTATAACATAGACTTTTCTTGTTCTGCTTTGGATGTAGTCATCACCAAACATTTCTTTAATGGCTATCATAGTTCCTGGAATCCAAGGTACTACATCATCAAACCAAATAATACCACCTGGTACCATAAGCGGCAACAAATAAGCTACACTATCTTTAATTGCACGATATTGGTCGCAGTCAATATGTGCAAAAGCAATATTTTGCATAGTAACAGCACTGTTTGGAAATATTCCTTTGACTACAGTAGCATATGGCAACGCAGATTTGACCGTTTCATAATCAGTATCACTAAAATCTCCAACTTTATGATGGTCAATCTCATCTTGAAAAGGAATACCTTCAAAAGTGTCGTACAAGAACACTTCTCTATTTTGTTGTTGAGCAATCTCGCAAAAATGCCAAGCGGTGCCTCCTTGATACACACCTATCTCTACAAAAGCACCAGGTGGCGTAGATGCAGCAACTTCTCTTAATTCTCTTATTACTTTTTTGTTAACTTTTGTTGGTAACATTTTAATCCTTTTTCTTTATAATGTACACTCTACTAGGGCACCGACCTTTGATACCAGTGGTCTCAAAAGTGTCATCAATCGTCATATCTAATGCATCAACTAGATATCTAATTTCCTCATCGTGTATTTCTAACGGATCACTGGCCCTGCTATAATTGTCAATTTCAGTATAAGCATGTTCAATATACAATATTCCATTGACATCAAGTTGATTTCGCCAAGTTGTTAACACTTGTGTTGGATTGTAGCTATGATCAATTGCGTTGGAATATACAATGTCAAACAGCCCAACCCATTCACGATTTTCATTATGAAAATCCCATTGTACAGTCATTGGAAACTTGGTAGCAGTATGAGATATTTCTGTACCAATAATGGTAGCGTTGGGATAAAATTCTTTAAAGAATTTTTGTTCAGCAGCATTCCTAGTGCCGTGGCACAGTATATTTTTTGCAGTAGGCTGACGCTGATTTATTTGTTTAATAGTTGCTCGATCGACCCAAATATTATTAATTTTTCTTACATTAGCTTCGATTTGAGCCGCTACATACTCGTCGTGTGTCTGGTATTGATATATTTTCATAATATTAGCCTATATTTATGCAGTGCTAGTGCTCTGACTTTGCTTAACTATTGTGATGAAAGGATAATATTCTTCTAACCACGGAAACAGTTGTAGGCATATAGTGGCATCATTGGGCCATACTCCATATTTCTTGTAAGCCCTAATAAATTTTTCAGCGGCCCAGGGCTTGACTATGTAAGCACTATTACCCGAAAAGCCGTCGGGGATTCGACTGTCGTGTTCACGTTTACGTGTGAGCGGGTGTACACCTTCGGTACCTCGCTGGGTCATAATATTACTGTGCTCTTTTCCACGATATCCACCACCGCAAGGATCATTGATTTGTATCGCACCGTTGAATTCAATACTGGGTAGTGGTCGCACAAACACAGCATCATGTTCAAGAATCAACATAGGGTCATTGCCGATTGCACACTCTTTCCACAGTAAATAGTGACTCATGCTACAAGCCATTTTAGTCAGCACATTTTTAGCACGATATGGAAATTGTTGCAGACTGGTGTAGACACACACAGTTTCTTTGGTATTATTATCGGCCCACGACCAGCGTAGATTTTCCTGTTGCATTATTTCCTGCACATTTTTTGCTGTAACAGCAGGAAAAAGTTCTACCTCGAGACCATGAGTTGCAGCACTGCTGATACAACGTTGTGCCATATGTTCTGAATACTCGTGGCCGATGATGGTAATAACACGAGCTTTCATAAATTGTGGATTTCTGTAATGATTTGATTGATACTTTTGTCTGCAGGAATGTGTGTCGCTAGAAAGAAATGTACAAAGTAAGCGTCTGACAAATATTGATCTTCTATGCCACGGTACAAGGCATTCCAACGCCAATCTAAATTTTTAGTAGGCACATTATCATGTTTAATCCAATAGTTTAGCAGAGTTTGGTCAGTGCTCCACCGCCAATTTCCTTCGCCATTTACAAATCTTTCAAACTCTGGTCTGCGTATAAATTGTTCTGAATTTTGTGCGTTTAAATATGATTGTAACTGATTCTTGCACAACATCAGACCCATATTGTAAAATTCAGCACCAAGATTATTCCAACGAAAATCTGCTTCTGATCTTAGTGGACCATATTGTCCTTCACTATATTTACGAATCTTTTTCTTGTGTTGTTCAGTCAATGGCATGTCACGCTCGGCTACAGCGCCAAACACCGCATCTCCTAGTTGATCAAATATATCGGGCGCCGTGGGCATGATGTAGATATCGCTATCAACAATACACACAGCATCATATTGATCCAAAAAATCAAACGCATTTTCTTTTTCAAATATAGGCAGATAGCCCAGTCGTTCTACTGCACCTTCACTGCGAAAACTATGCAATGGTCGTATACGAAGAATAGGCTCATGTTGTACGCGATGCTCAATACCCCAACGTTGACAATAAGAGGCCACGCTGGCAATGCAGATTTCGTATAAGGGATTAGGTTTACCTACAGCTACTTGATAAATTAAATTTTTAGCCATCGCGCATGATATTTTTAGTAGGCATCCACCCATGAGATTGTAAAAAGCCAATGTCGGCCTGGGTATGTAATCTTTCTCCTGTGGTTTCTTTGATAGGTAAATGACCAAAACCTCGACTTTGCGCAAATTGATCAACTCGTGTAACAGTTCCTGTGCCTATATCAAGATATCGCGGAGTTTGATCTAAATTAATTAACAGATCGATAGCACTAACTACATCTTCTACGTGGGTCCAATCTCTTTCATGGGTGGTTAGATATTGTATTTTTCCTTTGAGCATCATGTCATAAAACATGTCAGGTCGACTATCACTACCCCACACGGTGTGGAATCTCATGCCTGTACTGTTTGTTGGTGATAATTGTTCCATGGATTTTTTAGTGGTAGCGTAGGGATTTAGCCACCATTCGTAAATTGATGATGAACTAGCATAAAACACTTTTTTATTATTTTCAGTTGCCCAGTTAAAAATAAGTTGACTGGCCATTACATTAGTGGCCCAGTATGCCTCAGGATCTTGCCAACTGGCCCGTACACCTGCCAAAGCTGCTAGATGTAGTACAAGATCGCAATGTCCATCAAATGCAAATTCTCGTATATCTCCTGGATATAATACAAATTCATATTTGTGTTTTAATAATTTTACTGTGTTCCGGCCTATGAATCCTTCATGGCCGGTTATTAATATGGTTTTCATTGATATTTTCTTAGTTCTTTTTTAAATATTTCTAGATCTTTGCGTTTGCCTTTAGCACTCCATATACTGCTGGTGGGTTGCATACGCCAATCTACATATGATATGGGCAATAATCCTTTTTTATAATCAACTATGACACGATCTAGGCTGTGTTGATCTAGGAACCAATAAATGTTATCTTGCTCAATTTGTTCTTTTATGACTGCCGCTAATTTTTGTGCAAACTGCAAACACTCTGGTTTGTCAGTGTACAAGATAGCACCAGCCAAATGTCCACCTTTTTCTTTTTGATATAGATAAAAATCCTTTTCACCATCGTCTGCAAATTGGGTTTCAAATGTACCACGCACTAGTCCATCTATATCAATCTCTAAAAATCGCCTAGGGGTAGTAACTATTTCGGGCAAGCGCACAAATCTCATACAAGCATAATAGGTTTTTTTGATCCAGGCTGACAAATTGGCATTATCTGTGAATTGTTTTAGGCCTAACATTTTGTTTTTTCTACTGTGGTATGGCTCCGGTAAATCAGTCCCACCCCAAAACGCAAAGGCTGAGTCAAATTGCCCTGGTGCAGTAGTTTCCCAAGTTACACTAATTCGATCGGTATTTTTACAATATTCTAATTGAGCTGGCGTAGGATCATATAAATGAAAATGCACTCCGTGATCAGTGTTTCTAACCACGCTGTTGGCCAATGCAGGCCCAAATCTATCAAAATAAACAGCATCGGCGGCTGCATATATAAAAAATTGATTCTGGTCTAGGTTTCCGTGTAGTGGTGGTAGCATCATAGTTAAATATATTTAACCTTATGCGTGTGGCCTACTTTCCAAATCAATGTGCTTTAAACAGTGTTCCTGTCGTGCAGGCCATGCTGGATGGCCTGCGATCTAGTGGGCATATACCTGTTGAAAACGGGCAAGATTGCGATGCGGCTATAATATGGTCAGTGCTATGGTCAGGCCGAATGACCGCAAACAAGCAAGTTTACAAACATTATCGAGCACAAAATAAGTCAGTTATTATAGTAGATGTGGGCGCACTGTATCGTGGCAAAACTTGGAAAATTGCTGTTAATCATATCAACCGGTTGGGTTACTATGGGCACACTGAAAACTTGGATATGGACCGTCCCAAAAAGTTAGGTATAAGTCTAGCGTTGAATCTCAGTCGCAATCCGCAAATTGTAATTGCTGCACAACATAAAAAAAGTCAACAAGTTGCAGGACTAGTTAGTATGGAAGATTGGATTTCAACCCAAGTGGATAACATTCGAGCTGTAACAGATAGACCAATTGTGATTCGCCCACATCCTAGAAGCCCATTGGATCATACACGATTTCACAGTGTAACTATAGAACAACCTAAAAAAATAAAAAGCACCTATGACAGTTATAATTTAGCATTTGATTGTCATGCTTTGGTTAACTACAATTCAGGTCCTGGAATACAGGCCGCGTTGGCCGGCACCAGGCCCATAGTTGATTCAAGTAGTTTAGCGCACCCAGTTGGTGTACAAATAACAGATATAGAAAAGCCATATGATTGCGATAGAGATCAATGGTTAGTAGAGATCTGCCACACAGAATACACCCTAGAAGAAATTACCCAAGGCCTATGGCTCAAGAGATTATGCAAGGCCCTATAAACTGTGCCTGTGTTATACACGGCACAGCATACTCGTGGAACTACGTAGAACGATTGTACAACATGCTGAGCCGGAACATCATTCCAGGCATTAGATTACACGTCTACACCGAAGCCGACAGACCGGTACCTAAGCACATGATCAAACATATACTTGAACCGTGGTCTATTGCTAGTCCAAAAAAATCTTGGTGGTATAAAATGCAACTTTTTAATCCCGTGCATCATGCCGGGCCGTTGTTGTACTTTGATTTGGATACTGTAATAGTAAGCAACATCGATTGGATTTGGCAACAACCCACTACGTATTTTTGGGCCATACGTGATTTTAAGTATCTATGGCGCCCTAATCATACAGGTATAAACTCCAGTGTTATGTGGTGGGACACTCAGCATTATCAAAACATATGGACTACATTTGTTCACCAGGACCTAGCCACAACTATGCGAAAATACCCAGGCGACCAAGATTACATTTCAGCCGAAATTCCTGAAAATCAACGTAGATTTTTTGATACAAATCGTGTGCAAAGTTGGCGCTGGCAATGCCTCGACGGCGGCTACAATTTCCGTAAACGACGTCATCAAACGCCAGGCACTGGTACACACGTCTCGGACAGCACCAGCATTATGGTATTTCACGGCAATCCTAAACCTGATCAAATTATGGATCAAACCGTGGTTGCTCACTGGCGATGATAAATAACTGCACAGGAGATTTAAACAATGGCAAATAGAACAATACAATTTTTAGGCAACGGATATGCTCCAACTGGAACAGAACCTATTGTAATTACAGCAACCTTAAATGGAAATGTAGTTTATACTGGAAATATTCCAACATTATATACCAGTGATGTTAGTAGAGCGCCAGCAGACCAAGTGGTATTGTTTACCTTTGAAGTACCTATAAATTTTGCAGGTACACAACCCATGTCAATTTCACTAGATAATCCAGTAGGAGTATCTACATTTTTTGAACAAATTATGTCAAATTACATGCCTTTACTTAATCCAGTATACACCGAAAGTGAAATTGGTGTGTTAACAGATCCTGCAAGTACAACAGCTGAAAAAATTGCAATTTATACTGCAAAAGCCGTCCCTCCATTAAGCGGCGCTGAAATTGCAATATTAGAGAACGGTACACCGGCAGAACAAACCGCTGTTTTAGAAGCCCATAATTTAACTACAATAGTAAGTTCTGGTCCAGACACGTTTATAAATCTAAACGGACCTAACGAACCTAGAAGTAATGTTGTAGTTAATGGAGTAGCAAAGACTCGTGGCGACACTCCTCCTGGTACTTGGGGTTGGATGGTAGAATTTCCAGCAGAAGGATCTGGCTTAATGGAATGCGATCTTACTGCAATTGCCGGACTAGAATAAGTTAGTACACACTAACATAATAAAAAGCCCTAGTTCTAGGGCTTTTTTTACGATTGACCATTAAAGACCTTTTTGCTATAATAGTATTATAACAATTAATAAAGGAGTTTTAAATGGAATCAAACACAATCCTAATCTTAATGGCACTAGCATACGGTGTATTCATGGGCTATTGTTTGGGTCGTTATCAAGGGTACAAAAATGGTGCTGACATAGCCCGTGAAATATACCGCAAGTAAGTGGTTGACCAAAAATACCCAATTTGTTATAATAGTTGTATAGTTAATAAAAAGGAGCTAACCTTGAGTACAGTAATTATTAAAAACGGAATATACCGTAATCAACCCGTAAACAATGTGACCTTTAATTTGGTGAAGGGTTACCAAACAGGAGCCAAAGGAGGCTACGTGACTGTAAAATCAGATGGCTTTTTTGGCCCAGACTTACCAGATGTAGTTCGTGTTAATGTAAACACAATTGAAGATATTGAATTTACTGCCGAATCAGTGTCAGCAGGTGAATTTGTAGCACCCATTGCTCACGCCCAAGTTCATGTTCATGCTAAAGCGCCGGTTGAAACTGACGAAGAAGTTATTGCTCGTATTGGCGAACGCTTTGACATTCTTGACCAAATGACCAAGGCCACAATTGCCGGCGATGTCCGTGCAATGATTGTAGTTGGCCCTCCCGGTGTAGGTAAAAGTTATGGTGTAGAAAAACAACTAGAACATTCAGGGTTGTTTGACAAATTGTCAGGCCGTCGTGTCAAGTATGAAGTTATTAAAGGTGCAATGACTCCAATTGGTCTGTATTGCACCCTGTATAAACATTCAGACAAAAACAATGTCTTGGTGTTTGACGATTGTGACTCAGTGTTTCAAGATGACTTGAGCTTGAACATTCTCAAGGCCGCATTGGACTCAGGTAAGAAGCGTAGAATCTACTGGAATAGTGATAGTGCTATGTTGCGCCGCGAAGGCGTTCCAGACATGTTTGACTTCAAAGGATCGTGTATTTTTATTACCAATCTACAGTTCCAAAACCTCAAGAGCAAGAAGTTACAAGACCATTTGGAAGCATTACAAAGTCGTTGTCACTTCCTAGATCTTACCCTTAACACTATGCGTGATCGTTTCTTGCGTATCAAACAGATTTACCTAAAGGGTGAGTTATTTGCAGACTACGATTTTACTCAAGAGCAAGGGGACGAGATCATTGGCTTTATGGACGCTAATCAAAGTCGTTTACGTGAAATGAGCTTGCGTATGGCACTTAAGATTGCAGACTTGACTAAAGTATCGGGTGATAACTGGAAGGCTTTGGCCGCTAGCACTTGTATGAAGAACAGTTAGTATGGTAGCTCCTGGGTAGTTTTTAACTACCCATTTTCAACAGGCACTTTGGTGCCTGTTTTTTTGATCTTTTGTTTTAAGTATGTTATACTAAGTTATGATCTTAACCATTAATCTATTGGATTTAAAATTGCAATTTCAAGTATTGGATAATTCAATTGCTCAATTATGGCTCGAACGTATGAGTAAACGAGAGCAGTGGCCGTTAGATGACCCTAAAAGATTTTATGGGTTTAACACCCAAGACGAAGACCAACGTATTGCCTTGGTAAAAATAAAAGAATGTATCCAAGGAATTAATAGTTGGCAACCGTTAATCACTCGGGACTTATCTACGGTCAACGATCAAGACACATTAAATTATCTACACAATATTTTTGAACAATGGCATGGCCTGTTAGACCAACATCCAGTACATCCAAAATATGGCCCCATACCTCAAGAGACAAGACAACATCTAGCCAATTTAAATGTCAGTGTCCACAGATGCGAAAGCGCCGCACGTGGCAATCGTCCTAGATTTGTTTGCACTTGGTTTGGCATGCCAAAGATCAACACGTTACCTGTAGAAGTTATGCATGAATATGGAACTTTAAATCCCAAATTTGGTAGCGTATGTTTGAACTATTCTGAGATAGGCAAAACCCTTGAGGACCTTACACAAGATCGTGATAACTACATAAGTGATGATGCATTTAAACCTTTTAATCATTATTCAGCAGACTTCAATGTTCGCATGCATGAGGAAACAGTCGACTATATTTCTGACAAATTAATTAGAATGCAGAAACATTTTAATCTACATAGAGATTTTTTCTTTGATCAAGGGTTTACAGCATTTCAAGATCCTAGACTGTTACCTTTGCGTTTTCCTGTAGCAGAACTCATTGAAACCCAACCTAGAGATCAGTTAATAGAAGCAATTAAGCAAAATCAGCACATTACACAAGTTACCTTACAATGAAAACAGCCACTATTATAATTCGAGACGAAGTAAACATCAAAATTGAAGGACTTGAACTTGATGCTCGCCGCGCTTTAGTTAATGCGTTTAAGTATGATGTTCCGGGCGCCCGTTACTTGCCCGCTGTTAGACTTGGACGATGGGACGGCAAGGTAAGTTACTTCCAACTGGGTGGTAGCACTTATGTAAACTTGCTACCGGAGATTATTCCTATACTTGAAAAGTTTAACTATGACATTGACTTAGATGACCAACGAGATTATTCTACGACATTTACTTTTGAGAAAGTGACAGAAAAAACATTCAGTCATATTGTGTGGGGAAAAGGACATCCATTAGAAGGTAAACCAATGGAGTTGCGCGACTATCAAGTTGAGATCATCAACAACTTCCTTGAGAACCCACAATGTATCCAGGAGATCGCCACTGGCGCAGGCAAGACTGTAATCACAGCCTCACTCAGTAATGCAGTGGCACCATATGGTCGCACCATTGTTATTGTGCCCAACAAGAGTCTAGTAACACAAACAGAAAAAGACTATATCAACATGCAACAGGATGTTGGTGTTTACTTTGGCGATCGTAAGGAATGGGGCCGCCAGCATACTATATGTACATGGCAAAGTTTGAATGTGTTATTGAAGAATACAAAAAACTCTGTAGGTGATGTTACTATTGGCGAGTTTCTTGAAGATGTTGTGTGCGTTATTGTTGACGAAGTGCATATGGCCAAAGCTGATGCATTAAAAAGTTTGCTTACAGGTGTAATGAGTCGTATACCATTGCGTTGGGGACTCACAGGAACCATACCTAAAGAACCCTTTGAATTTCAAGCCTTAAAGTGTAGTCTTGGTCCGGTAATTAATCAGCTCAGTGCCAGTGAGTTACAGGATCGTGGTGTACTAGCGCAATGCCACGTGAATGTGGTACAGTTAGTTGATCATGCAGAGTTCTCTAACTATCAAAGTGAACTAAAGTTCCTACTAGAAGAGCCAGACAGACTTAAAACCATAGCACACCTGATAGCACAGGTTAATGCCACAGGTAATACTCTGGTGTTAGTAGATCGTGTAGCAGGCGGTCATGCCTTAGTGGACTTGTTAGGCGATCAGGCAGTGTTTGTTAGTGGAGCTACAAAAGCAAAGGATCGACAAGATGAATATGACGAAGTGGCAACTAGTACTGGAAAAATCATTGTGGCTACCTATGGTGTTGCTGCTGTGGGTATTAATTTGCCTAGGATTTTTAATCTTGTTCTTGTCGAACCTGGCAAGAGTTTTGTCCGGGTCATCCAGTCGATCGGCCGCGGAATACGAAAAGCTGAAGATAAAGATCATGTGCAAATCTGGGACGTAACCAGCACCTGCAAATTTGCGAAAAGACATCTAACCAAACGCAAAGTTTTTTATCGAGAAGCTAATTATCCATTCACTCAAGAAAAACTAGAATGGAAATAAAGGTTGCATCTACTACAAACTATGTTATAATAAATTCATGCGTATACTTACATTAGATAACACACCATTTGATTTGGATCATCTACCAGAGGAAGTGGATGACATGCGGTTTGCCATATTTGATAATAGCGATCCTAAAGACCCAGACTATCATTACATTCCCTTAATCTTTTTAGAAAGTTTCACAGCACCCGCACTAGTTTTACGTGTTGGCGAACATAGAGTGCGTATGCCTGTGGACTGGCAAATACTCATAGGTGAACCTGATCTAGGAGACCTGGAAGTATTGCCATTAACCAGTATTAATGATCGCGGATTTAAAGCATTTCAATTCAACCCTCTTAGCAGTTTCCGTCCTAGTTTTCTAGATATTGAGATTATTGATGTATATCAAGAAGTAACATGGTATGCTCCTAAATTAAAAAACGGTCAAATGTTGTGTGTACCATTAGGCATTGGTGAAAAGCCTGACTGTGTTTATTTTGTCAAGGACATTAGTCGCAACTGTGAAGTGGTAAATTACAATCAGGCTTGGTAGTGGATAAACTGTCAATACAAAATGAAATGATGTGCTTTGATCGCAAAGATCGAGATTTTTATTCCAGCCTTACAGACGAAGAGCGCAAGAAGTTCAGCAACTTCCTAATGATACGCTGGGGCTCAAGTATCCAAGGCAGTGCAGAGTTACAACATTATTATTTGCAAAGTAGTAATCACTATGTCAACAAACATTTTTTTGCAATTAATCGTCATCCTAAACTGCAATGGTTATGTGCTACAGCAGTGAGCCCAGGCCTAGGTACACAACGACATCAATGGATTGCTCCTAAGAAAAAAGAAGCCGGCGCCAGTGGTATTCGAAAACAAATTGTTGAATTGTTCCCACATTTAAAAGATGACGAAGTGGAACTAATGGCCAAGATCAATACCAAAAAAGACATTGATGCTTACCTTAAACAGCTAGGGCAAGAAGTTAAAAAATGAAATATACCTGCCAGTATTGTAAGAAAGATTTTATTAAAGAATCTAGTCTGGCAGTGCATTCATGTGAACCTCGTCGTCGTCGTCAGCAAAAAGACGAAGCCGGAGTACGTCTAGGGTTTCACGCTTACATAAAATTTTACGAACTTACACAAGGCAGCGCCAAACTAAAAACTTATGATGACTTTTGCGAAAGCCCTTACTATCGTGCTTTTGTAAAGTTTGGTCGTTATTGTGTAGACGTTCGAGCTATCAATCCAGCGCGATTTACTGAGTGGGTACTGAAACAAAATAAAAAAATCGATCACTGGTGTAAGGATAGCGTCTACACTGAATATCTTACAGACTATTTGCGTGTGGAAAATGTAAATGATGCACTAGCCCGTGCCATGGAGTTTGGTATAGACTGGAGTGAACAACACGGTCACCCTGCAGAAGATTGCTTACGGTATGGCAACACCAATGCCATGGTCTATGCTGTGACCGCAGGACGTATCAGTCCATGGATTATCTACAATAGTGCCGCAGGACAAAAATTCCTAGCAGAGTTAGACGCCACGCAGGTCTCTATGATATGGCCCTACATTGATGCAGATTTTTGGATGAAGAAATTTCGAGACTATCCAGCAGATCAAGAATACGCTCGAGATATACTAACTAAGGCAGGTTGGTAATGAGCGCAGATATTGACTTAGATTTAGCTGATAGAGATCAGCTGTTAAAATTAATTCAAGCAATCCCGGCTAGACAACTGCATCAAGGCCAAGCACGTCGCCATAACAGTGGTGTGTACGTTACTGATATTCCATATGATCCTGTTAATGCTTGTGCGGCTATAGATTATGAACAAGCTGAACAACTGGGGTATTTTAAAATAGATTTGTTAAACATGAGTGTTTATCAACTGATAAAAAACCCAGAGCACTATGAGCAAATGTTGGGTCAAGAACCCGCCTGGTCACGTTTATGGACAGATTCTGAGTGGGCAAAGCAGTTAGTACACGTGGGCAATTATACAGATTTACTTGCCACAATGAAGCCAGATTCTATTCCAAGAATGGCAGCATTTATTAGTATTATTAGACCTGGCAAAGCGCATCTGCAAAACACGGCCTGGAACAAAGTGTTTGAATCGGTGTGGGATGGTGATGACAGCCGCGGATTTGTGTTCAAACATGCTCACGCTATCGGCTATGCAGCCTTGGTGTCGTTACATATGAATCTGCTTAGTCAATCCGTCGAACAAGTGTAATTGATTTTCTCTTAGACTTTTTGCGACCCATGTCGCTAAGACTACAAACAGGGCCGTGCAATACTTCTAAATCTTTGTTAATAAAAGTACGCAGGTAAGGTTTAAATTGATCCCAATCGTGCTTGAGGAATATGTTAATAGGTACACTGCGATTACTTTCCCACCACCAAACATTGGCCAACTCTAAAAATTGTTGCTTGATTTCCAAGTCTTGTATGGCGCCAAAATCATAGATAGTAGTTATAGCATCGTCCTGATTTTGTATAATGCCCACGTATTCCGTTGTGGCATAAACACACAAGGTTATAAATGGGTATTTTTCCGCTAGTTTTTCAAAGAAATCATTGTTCATATCTACGGATATTTACCAAACCATTCTGAGACCCTATTCTAAACCGGCTAAATACTCTGTATGTACTCTACCCAGGTCTATATCTATCAACAGCTCACGCGAGTGTTACTCATGGATACAGGTGCGGGGGAAACTTTTACTTATAGGTACGATCCTGTGTACGCAAAACAACTAACCATAAACAAAGGCGTAGATAACGTGCTTTTGTTTGAATTCATTAATCAACAAGAAAAACCTGTTAATATCACAGGTAGTACGTTCCTATTCCGTGCAATCAACACTGCCGGCGACCGTATACTAGTTGAAAAGGAGCTGGTTACCTTGAGTGCCACTACTGGCCGAGCCAAGGTCACATTGACCACAGCTGAAATGTTGGAAGTGCTAGCACAACCAGCCACCTATAGTATACAACGTACACAACCCGGCGGCCTAGTCGAGGCAGTGTTTACTAATGCTCAAGCTGGAGCCCGTGCTCCTGTAAACATTGTGGACAGCGTGTTACCACAGTATGTGCCCAGTGCTCCACTCACAATACCCACGCTTAAATTAACAGCACAGGCCAGTGTTGATGGCACTGCCTGGAGCCAAAATCCTAGTAATCCTTACTGGGCCGGTAATCCCAATGGCGGAAACTACTGGAACAGTTTTACAAACACAGAATATTTCAGCAGTTTTATTGAGCCAGTTAATGCAGTAACTACAGTACAAATGACCTTGGATGGCTACACAGGAACAATCAAAGCACAGGCCGCCGAAAACTATGAAAGTCTTTGGTACAATGTAACCGAATCAACTACCTATTTGGACAAGACTGGCACCATCTACATGAACATTGTGGGTTGGTATCCCTTAATCCGCATGTGTTTTAACAACAGCATTTTTGCTGTACCAGATCAACCCAGTTTTCCGGCTATAGCTTTTGCCACAACAACCAACGGTGTGGTTACCGGCATCACAGTGACCAACGGTGGATCAGGATATCTAGCACCGCCCAAGATCAACATCATTGGCGATGGTGCCGGAGCCACAGCAGTGGCCGCAGTGTCAGGAGGTGTGGTCACTGGTATTACTGTGACCAATGGTGGAAGTGGGTACTGGTATCTACCCAATGCCGGATTTGGAGTAGGTACATACCCAAACAATCCTGCCCAGACTGGCGCCGCAGTAGTGATCAGTACCGGTTATGTGGTTGATCTACTGTACCGATAACTAATTTGTTTTAATTGTGGATTAGCATAAATAGGTATATGAAATATATCTATCTGATTACCTCGCCATCTGGAAAACAATATGTTGGCAAGTGTACATTACCGCTGGAACAAAAAGCAGTATTGTATCAATCGGCTGCCAAATATTACCCTGACATTAAAAGACCCATTCTGATTGCAATTAGAAAATACGGTTGGGATAATATGAAATTTGAAATTATTGAGCAAAACAATAAGTGGACAACTCAAGATCTAAATACAAAAGAAAAGTATTGGATACAATATTATAAAACATTACACACTGGATATAATATTACCGGCGGAGGTGAGGGGCATGATTCAGAATCGGCTAAACTATTTTGGGCCAATGCATCGAGCGACTGGAAACAAAAAAGGGCATTGAATTGTAGCAAAGGGCAATTAAAAAGATTTAAAGACAATCCTGAATCAGAAAAAACCAAAAAACGCAAAAGTGATGCTCATAATGGATCCTATAGAATTGAATCACCAGATGGCAGAGTTTGGGAAACAGATATTGGGTTAAAAGGGTTTGCCGAACAGTTTCAAACAGAGCTAAAAATCTCATATTGGGGCTTGTTTAATGCCTATAGAAAGTGTTATACTAACACAGTAAACATACGAACATCAAAAAACATTAACAAATGGATAGTAACAAGAATTGATAAATCAGACAGTTGAAACTTACTGGAGGCAAGGTCGAAAGATTAAGCAAACATCTTCTGGCTGGTTATCTGGAAATGCTGTTTGTTGCACACATCGTAGCGACACACAAGATAAGAGAGGCCGTGGCGGTCTAAAAATATCAGATTCTGGCTGGAGTTATTCGTGTTTCAATTGTGGCTATACTGCTAGTTTTGTATTGGGTAGAAATTTAACATTCAAAGCTCGTAAGCTATTAGAGTGGTTGAACGTACCCACAGAAGAAATCGAGCGCATAAATCTTGAAAGCCTTAAACATAAGAGTATAGAAGGTTTACTTGGAGAGCGCCAAGAGATTATTAATAAATTACAAAATATTGAATTTGAAGACAGAGATCTACCAGCAGATACACAAACACTTAATGAGCAGGCCAAAGAGTATCTGCGGAATAGATGTATTCCGCTAGATTATCCATTTTTGTATAAAACCATGCCACGTCCTGGAGTAGTAATTCCATTTACACATGATAATCAAGTGGTTGGTCACACCACAAGATTTTTAGACGATCGTACGCCCAGGTACATTCAAGACATACAACCGGGTTATGTTTTTGGCACAGATTTGCAAAAGTCCAACTGGCAAACAGTAATTATAGTAGAAGGTGTGTTTGATGCACTCAGCATCAACGGCCTAGCAGTATTACACGCAGAAATTAGTGATGCACAAGTTAGATTAATACGCAGTCTAGGACGTGAAGCTATAGTAGTGCCAGATCAAGATGCCGCTGGTATGAAGTTAGTGGATCGTGCAGTAGAACTAGGGTGGGCAGTAAGTATGCCTGAGTGGCCCGCAGGTATTAAAGATGTAAACGATGCAGTAATTCAGTTGGGTAGATTGGCCGCATTGATAACTATTATGCAGGCCAAAGAAACCAGCAAAATTAAAATAGAACTAAGGAAGAAACAACTTGTTAAAAGACTACGGGCTTGATGTCCAAAAACTATTTTTAGAAATGATGTTGCAAGACGCCGAAAGCTATGTGCGTGTGCAGAACATCTATAACCCAGAAAATTTTGATCGTAGTTTACGACCAGTAGCAGAGTTTATTGCCACACATAGCAATGAATATAAAACATTACCGGGTACAGACCAAATTCGAGCTGCAACCGGCGTGGTATTGAATCACATTCCTGACCTAAACGAAGGTCACTTTGAATGGTTTATGACTGAGTTTGAGGGATTTACTCGCAGACAAGAACTAGAACGTGCAATCTTAAAATCAGCCGACTTGTTGGAAAAAGGCGAGTATGATCCTGTAGAAAAACTAATCAAGGATGCAGTTCAAATCAGTTTGACCAAGGACATGGGCACAGACTACTTTGCTGACCCGCAGGCTCGTATCAACAAATACTTTAATTCGGGCGGACAAGTGTCAACAGGATGGCCACAAATGGACAAGATCTTGTATGGTGGATTCAGTCGTGGCGAACTTAACATTTTTGCCGGTGGATCTGGTTCGGGTAAATCGCTTGTTATGATGAACATAGCATTGAGTTGGTTACAGGCCGGACTCAGTGGTGTTTATATCAGTTTAGAACTGAGTGAAGAACTGTGCGCCCTAAGAACTGATGCCATGTTGGCCGGGATGAGCACAAAAGAAATCCGCAAAGACATTGATCAAACCGAACTTAAAGTTAAACTTGTAAGTAAGAAAGCTGGGCAGTATCGTATTAAAGCATTGCCGGCGCAGAGCAACATCAATGACATTCGCAGTTACATAAAAGAAGTTCAAGTACAGACAGGCATTCGAGTAGATTTTATCATGTGCGATTACTTGGATTTGTTGATGCCGGTCAGCGCCAAAGTAAGCCCAAATGACTTGTTTGTCAAAGACAAATATGTGAGTGAAGAGTTGCGCAACTTGGCCAAAGAACTCAATGTGTTGTTTGTCACAGCGTCGCAGTTGAATCGTAGTGCTGTAGAAGAAGTAGAATTTGATCACAGTCATATTTCAGGTGGTATCTCTAAGATCAATACAGCTGACAACGTGTTTGGTATCTTCACAAGCCGTGCCATGCGTGAGCGTGGCAAGTATCAAATACAATGTATGAAGAGTCGTAGTAGTACAGGTGTAGGCATGAAAATTGATTTAGATTATAACATTGAAACCATGCGCATCACTGACCCAGGCGAGGAAGCCGGCCCTGTTAATTCCTTTGCCAAAGGCAATTTACTAGATAGTATCAAAGCAAAAAGCACAATGATTAACGGAACAGAGCCTGCTAGTCCAGTTGAGCGCGAAGACAATGTAAAAATTACAGCAGATGTGCAAAGTGCCAAGTTAAAACAATTGCTAGGCCAAATCAAACAGTCATGAAAGACAAGAAATATTTCTGTTATGAAATATATAAAAATCTTGCCATATGGTCCTACAACGGTCAATTAGGTTATAATCCATGCAGTTTCTTTAAAGGATATATTAAAACGTCTGAGGTATTTGATTTAGATAGCATCTGGAATGGCCCAGAACGTGCAGAATTAAAACGATGTGTAGAAACAGATACTCCTATTCCCGGATGTTCTAGTTGTTACAAAGCTGAAGAAAACGGATTAGTAAGTCGTCGCTTAGCCAGCCAAAATTTATATGAAAACTATCATTATGATACCGACATTGATTTAAATGCACCACAAGGTTTAGATTACAGCGTAGGAAATCTTTGCAATTTAAAATGTGTTATATGTGGCCCACACAACAGTACAGCGTGGGTATCTGACTATCAAAAACTTTACCCCCTTAAGACAATCGATCAATTCAAATATGAAAAATTTAATCAACTTGAAACATTTGATTCAAAATTACTTAAAAATATAAAAACTTTGCACTTTCATGGTGGCGGCGAGCCGCTGATGAGCAATAACCATATTAATTTACTTAAAGAAATAAAAAAAGTTAAAGGCCTTGACAATGTTCGTGTATTTTATAATACCAATGGTACACAACAAGCCACACAAGAATTATTAAATTTGTGGGGAGAATGTCAGTTAATTGAATTATATTTTAGCATCGATGACGTAGGCGATAGATTTAATTATCAACGAACTGGTGCAGATTGGAAATCGGTAACTAATAATTTATTATGGTATCAAGAAAATATGCCTCATAATCATATGTTTAACATAAATTGTACTTGGAGTTATTTAAATTTATATTATCTAACAGAATTAGTAGATTGGTACCAATCTAATTTTTTAACTAATCGATATGGAGATCCTGTAAATTTAATTTTTCAACGTGCTATTGGAGATTTTAATATTGTGCACTTAAATTCTACTGCAAAGAAAATTTTATCTGACAGATTCTCAAACTATCCGCAATTGCACAAGTTGTTAGACGGGATTGAAATCGACAATACTCCACACTTGGCGTTCTGGGAGCTTATTCAAAAAATTGACCAAATTCGTCAAATTGATTATAAAAGTGTGTTTCCAGAATGGAGTCAACTACTATGAATATATTATGTTCTGGAAATCCATATCATTCGACAGTGGCTAGCGCAGTAAAACAACGTTTTCCTTCTGCGGAGTTTGCTAGTCGAGCTACAGGGTATGATTTAAGATTTTGGGATCCAGGTAGCGAACAACATTTTAGACAACAAATTGCTCACTACACCATATTTATTAATAGTTCTTTTATCTGTGGTAACGGTCAACTAGCTTTATTAGAGACAACACACGAGGAGTGGGCTAAACTTGGAATCTATGGTCACATTATTAATATCGGAAGCACAGCAGAGTACATAGGTATAAACGATAATAAAGCCAAAGACAAACTATATGGCACCTATTCAATTCAAAAAAGAGCGTTAAAAGACCGTAGTTTGCAGTTAAATGGATTAAACAATATTAAGACCACACACATTATTGCTGGCGGATTAAACGATAATGCTCCGGGGCATGAAACATGGTTAGAGTTAACCCACATTGCTGATACTATTGCATGGGTTATGGCCCATCCTTGCATAATTCCATTGATAGAGATCCGGGCAAACCATTTAAAACCGAATAAATAATAAAAAGGTCCTGGACTAAAATGCAAAAGAAAACACGTAGTTTATTGGAAGAATTAGACTCAATGTATGTTGAGCGTGATCAACGCCATGTTATTGAAAACCGCGCCACCAACATTATATCTAGTGCTATACGCTTGCTAGAGCAGATTGACTCCAGTTACAGTGTAGAAGATGCTCAGAATCTACAGAGAAAATTACTCAACGCTATTAATCAGCGTGACCCAGGCAAATTTACACGCACAGTGAGACGCACAGATGCAAATTCATGAACTAACAAAAAAGAAACAATTTGAACTAGAAGAAGTTACACTTCCTTCTGAATGGATTGCAAACAAAGCCAAGGGAGCCGCTCAAAAAGTAGGCGGTGCTGTTTCAAATTTTAAAGGTGCTTATCAAGATGCATCTGCAGATCGTAAAACTGGTGAGCTGTTTAATAAGGCCTATCCTATATGGAAAAAATATGAAAGACAGTTGCTAAGAACCAATCCAAATGCCCGTGCAAACGGGCAACTTGAACAAGCATTATTAGCATTTGTAAACAAAAATTTACTTGGTGGTATGTATTTGCCAAATGTTATTAACAAAGATAAAATTGTCAGTCTGGTCAAACAAATAAGCAATAGTGGGGCACCTGCACAACAACCGCCTGCAACACAAACTAATACCGCAAGTGCCGGCGCGGCCACGGCCCCAATTAGTAAAACTAATGTAGCTAAATCAGGCAATCCTAATCAGCCACAACAAACACCATTGCAACAAGCAACAGCTCTACAACAACAAGTGCAAGGACAGAAACCTGCGGCAACATTTGGTAGAGTTCCTTCTGCCACTGCACCAGCAAAACCTGGACAGATGCCTGCCAGTGTTGCCAACAGTCCTAAAGGAAAAAATACAATAAAGGCATATGGTAAACCAAAAGGTGGAATACAAGGAATGACATCGGATCTTGAAGAAGCAATCCCTACTGTAAAACCCACAGCACGACCTGTTGGCGGATTGGCAGCAAGATCGGCGCAAAGAAACGCACCAGCACCGGTTGCTGGTCAACCTACACCTGCAACACCAGCAACTGCTAAACCACCGGCGACCCCCGCACCTGCAACACCAGCAGCACCTGCACCTGCTGTTGCACCGACCAACGAAAAAGAATTATTTAAACAATTGGTTCAACAGGCAGGATTGGCACAAACATCAGCTCCGGGCGCAGGCAACGGCAATGCCACCGGTCAGTCAACTATTGCACCGGGTGGTACTCAGGGCAGCACTCAAGATGCAGAAGGAATGGCACAAACATTAAAACAACAACTGGATCCAGCAATTGCTAAAGGCCTACCGGCACTTGGCGCAACAGCGGCAAAACTAACTGGCACTAAACAAGTAAAATCAACAGGCAACCCTGCGGCGGATGGATTGTTACTACTAATGGGTTTTCAGGGTCTCTAATGAACATACTTGAAGGCGGTAATGTGTTCAAAGACGGCAACGGCCGTGCGTTAACCCAACGCATTAATCAGACTGACGTAAAAACAACCCTAGCATGGCTTGAGCAAATGTTGCCAGGACTTGACCTACAAAACAACACCCTGGGATCAACCGGCATTAAAGACACCTCAGGCGATTTGGATATTGCTGTTGACGCCAAACAATTAACCAAAGAACAATTAATAGCACAATTAACACGCTGGGCAACCAGCCAAAAACAAAAACCCGAAGACTGGGTCAAACAAACCGGCGCTGGCGTACATTTTAAAACACCTATCAACGGTCGTCCAGACCTAGGGTATGTGCAAACAGACTTTATGTTTTTAAACAACATACCTTGGAGCAAATTTGTACTTGGTGCCATGCCCACAGATTCAAAGTACAAAGGTCGTGAGCGCAATGTGCTAATGAATTCAGTTGCCAAAAGCATGGGTTACAAATTGAATCAAATTGCTGGAATTGCTGATCGTGCCACCAACAAAATTATTACTGACAATCCAGATGCTGTAGCCAAATTATTATTGAATAAAACAGCTACACGTCAAGACTTGGCCAGTGTAGAAACAATTCTACAAGCACTTAGCACAGATCCCAACCGTGACGCTAAATTAGCAGACTTTAAACAACACATGGAACGCGAAGGCCTGCCATTCCTTGAAAGTGCAGAACTATATCAACCGGTTAGTGATGTAAACTTCTTAGCCAAACTACGTGATCGTATTGTGAATCAAGGCATGCAGGTCATTGTTGAAGCCGAGGTTCAAGGCGGCCGTGCCAAAGGCATCGAACACTTAGAAGATCTTGTGTTCCGTAGCGGCAGTGCAGGTATTAAAAAAGCTCTAGACATTGTCAAACATACCTCAGCTGACACAGGCAAAACCACCACAGTCAAGTGGGATGGCAAACCTGCTCTAGTATTTGGTCGTGATCCAGAGGGAACATTTGTTCTTACTGATGTATCAGGATTTACAGCTCGAGGATATAATGGTCTGTTTACAAGTCCACGACAAGTGGCAAGACATTTGGAACAGCGTGATCGTGATGCTGAAGCACAAGGCCGACCAGCTACTCGCGTTGAAACACTGTTGCCTTTGTATGTTCAATTATGGCCCATGTTAGAATCTGCTGTTCCTAAAGATTTTAAAGGATATGTGCAAGGCGACCTGTTGTACACACAGCGTCCTCCTGAACAAGCCGGTAATTTTGTGTTTACACCCAACACTGTAGAATATAAAATTCCAGTGGCAAGCGATGTAGGTCAACGTATTACCAATAGCAAAGTTGGTATTGCCATGCACACACGGTATGCAGAACCTGGTTCTCCTAAAGAGCCTATTGGCCGTGTTGATTTTAAACAGGTTCCTGGACTACTGCTATTAGAGCCGGTGTATGCCAAAGAAAATGTACGACCAAATCGTCAGCTAGTACAGCAAGTTAAAGATGTGTACAACAGTCAAGGTGCTGCAATTGATCAGCTGTTTGATCCTACAGATCTTCGTGCATTACAAATCACTGATTTGCCTCGATTATGTATAGACTATATTAATAGTAGAGTAGGCACTGGGTTTGATAATTTATTGGCGCAGTTTGGACCATGGCTCCAACAACACGTTACCCCTAAAAAGTTCAACAACATTGTAGAATATATCCAAAGCCCACGTAGCAATTTAGATGGCATGGCCGCGGCATTTACAGCCTGGGTCTTGCTACACGATATCAAGATGGATATTTTAAATCAATTGGATCTACAACATCCGGGTCAAGAAGGCTGGGTAATGGCCACAGGAGCCGGCATGGCCAAGGCTGTTAACCGCTTAGCCGGTGGATTTACAGCGGCCAATCGCGAAATAAACAACTCAAAACAACCAGCCTAACTCTACTTTTTTGTCCCAAAAGGTAAATATTAGCAGGACCTCAGTGTCCATATATTAAGGAGATTTAAAATGGCTTATATTACCGTAGTTTCTGGTGGATCACAACCAGTATTTGCATTAGACACATTGAATGGTCCATTGCCACAAAGTACCAGCCTAGCTGGTAATTCAGTTCAACCACAAGGTCCTAAACTAGACTTTTTCCGTTTCGTTGCTGCTAACACAATGAACACACAAGGTGAAGTTAACGGTTTCGTGGCTAACGTGTTGCAAGCTCTTCAGCAAACAACCACAGTTGCGATGTATCAAGTTGATGGCACAGCCCTCAGCGTTGGTCTCTATCCTACTGGCGCATTTGCTAACACCACAGTTGCAACAGCTGCAGCTAACACAGCTGGTGTTGTTGGTGTTAATCAAATCAACAGCTCAACCAATGTTGGTTTCAAGTTGTCAACCTAATCAATTTTTTATTGATGCTCAAAACCCACTTCGGTGGGTTTTTTGTTGACTTTAATATAATAACTTAAATACTGGTATGATGGTTAATAAAATTACCGAAGTAACAATATTTGAAAGTCCTGATGGTGGACGTACAGTATATGCCCGGCAACCCGGTAATACCAACCGAGAATTGTACAGTCAAGATCCGGCCTTGCAACAAGAACTTAAAGATTTAGAAAATTCAAAACGTTGGGTAGAAATTTTACAAGCTCGACGAGACGATCCAGAACTCGACCACTTGTGTGAACAGGTTGAAATCCTATATGAACTCGGTAGGAACTCCAAATGAAGTTTGCCTGTCAAACTCAATTTGATATTACCGTGACCGGCATAACTGGTCATTTTAAATCAGCTCATATGCCATTCCGGGATCGTGCTGGACAATTGATACAAGATACTGAATCTTGGAATCGCAGTCGTAATCAACAACGCAATTGGGAAACACTTACACAAATCCTGGGCCTTCGCACACAATTATTTGCTCTTACCGACCCAATACCGGATCAAACTGGTACTCGATGGATGTTTGAATTTGAAACAGAAACCGATGGCATTTATGGCCCCAACAACGACCCTACACAAGTGCTAAGAGCAGATGCCAACGGAGTTCCTATGTTGCGTGAACTCAATAACACTCCAGATATTGAATCTATTTTAGTCACCGACGGACCCAAACAAAACATTTGGTTTGCACCTATTTCCATAAATAATTAATAGGATCTGCACAAGAGCCGATCCACAAAAATAGAGAAAATACTATGATTGAAGCTACGGATATTGAAAAGAAAAGCCTAGAAGCGCATGTGGAACTGTGTGCTGAACGCTATAATGCACTAGAAGATAAAATGTCCGCCATGAGCGAAAGCATTGCACATCTTTGCACTATGGTACAAGAAGTTAAATCCAGTGTAAGTAAGTTAAGTGAAAAAAACACAGATAGATTAATTGGGTGGGGTGTTGGAATCATTGGATTTTTAGCAGCTTCGGTAATTTATCTTATATCTCACTACGTTCTTAAATGAAGCCAGACCAAGAATTTGAACGCCTGTTTCGCCAGGAATTTAAGAATATTACTCCTAATTTGATCTGGCAAACCGATGCAGGCGAATACGAAGCATTTGGACGATATCGCATTGTTCCGTTGCGTCCTGGATACCAAGTATTTTGTTCAGCCACAGAAGTGGGCACATTCCACAGTACTAAAACTGCACTCAGTTGGTGTATAGCCGACAAAAACCGTGCCTACAATACAGCACGTGAACTGCTAACAGTAGACAACAAATTAAATGCATTGACACAGGATATCAATGCTAGAGCTGCTGTAGGTGACCGTAGTCAAAGCCCAGCGTTACGTGAAACTATTTTAACCAAGCTAGAAAGCAAGATCATACACAAAAAACAACTAGAAAATCAACTAACCAAATGTGTAGAATGGGCTAAATATATTCAACAAAAGGGATTCGATAATGAAACTGCAAGAACTGGCCGTAGCCAACCCAACAAAACAAGCCGCTAAGGTTTTTGAAAGCTATTTTGGAACCAGTATCAAATTTGATACTATTTCTCGCCGCCAAGCTCAAGGCCTATTAAACCGTGTACGCTCATTGATCAGCGAACACCGTCGCACTCCTGAGTTCCATCAAAGTGAACGTAACCCAGCATATCTTAAATTGGTAATGTTAGAGCAGGCTCTAGCCACTCAAGCTGTTGCAGGTCAACCCGCTGCTAATCCTCAACAACAACAAGCCTTGATGGCCGCCCAGGTTCAACAAAAGAAAAAGCAAATACAAGACACTATCCGAGCCAAACAAGAAGAAATTGCCCAATTGCAAAAACAAATGAACGATCCTACAATGATGGCCATGGCAGAAAGCAAAATTGCTCGTCGATTGCGCGAAGCTAGCGAAGTTCAGCAGGCTCAAGTTGTGTTGGCCAGTCAAGACATGGTTGACCAAGTGCAAAAAATGAGTGAACAAATCAGTGCCATGCAGTTTAAAGATTTACCAGCCTTGGTTGACCAGATCAAGAACGAAGTTGGGGTTGATCAAGCCATGCAGTTTAACACAGACGCTACAGCTGCATTGGCTGGACTGTTACAAAATTTGCAAGGCGCCAAGACTCAACTGGAGCAGGCATTGGGCGTAGTAACTGGGCAAGCTCCTACTGTTCCAGGTGAAGAACCTGCACCACCTGTGCCAGGTCAAGAGGAAGTTGCTATTGATGCTGAAATTCCAACCGTCAACGGTGAAGAAGATATTGATGCAGAAATGGATGCCAATATTGAACCCGCTGGTCTAGGACGTGAACGTAGATAATGTTAATCCGCGAAGTTGCAGACCCTAACACACAACGACTGGCTGCATTAAGCCAGTTTTTGCTTGGACGCAGTCAAGACGAAACGGCCAAAAAACAAATCAGTCAAACAGCTTTTATTGATCTAGCCAAGAGTTTAGGAGTGAATGTTACCGCAGACAATTTAGGCGACCTAATCAGTCAAGAACCACTGAGCAACATACTAGAGCCATTGGAACCAAATTCTAATGTGGTTCGATTCAAAGGTGACACAGAGGTTGCTACTGGCATGAGCGTGGACCAAGCCCGTGCGGTAGTAGATTCTAATGCCAAAGCGGCAATGAAGCGTCGTTCTTAATCAAAACGGTTGTAAATAATTTGGTAACATGTTATAATACACAAAGGAGTATACAATGGCCTATTCAGAAAAAGTAATTGATCACTACGAAAATCCACGCAACGTTGGAAAATTAGAAATAGATGATACTGTTGGCACTGGCATGGTGGGAGCCCCCGCTTGCGGTGACGTGATGAAATTACAGATCCGAGTTGAAGATGGAATTATAACAGATGCAAAATTCAAAACTTATGGTTGTGGGTCGGCGATCGCTTCGAGCTCACTTGTCACAGAATGGGTCAAGGGCAAAACGCTGGACGAGGCCGGAGCAATTAAGAACTCTCAAATTGCAGAGGAACTTGCACTCCCGCCAGTTAAGATCCATTGTAGTATCCTTGCGGAAGACGCTATTAAGGCTGCAGTAGCAGATTACAAAAGCAAACACTAATGATATCAGTGACTGAAATAGCCGCTAAAAAAATTGTGGCCAATTTAAACAAACGTGGTCGGGGCATGGGTATTCGTCTGGGTGTAAGAACTACCGGATGTTCTGGACTTGCTTATGTGTTGGAATATATTGATACTGTAAATTCAGAGGATATTGCCTTTGAGCAAGATGGATTTGTGGTTGTAGTTGATCCTAAAAGTTCTGCATATCTTGAAGGATTAGAAGTAGACTATGTACGCCAGGGTCTAAACGAAGGCTTTGAATTTATAAATCCCTTGGAAAAAGACCGCTGTGGTTGCGGTACTAGCTTCCGCATTTAACAATCCATTAGATAATAAAAATCCTATAAAATATCCTCTTGTGGATAAATAAAATATAGGAGAAATTATGTTTATAGAAGAATTAACAGAAACAAATAATTACACAAAGAAAAGCAAATTTGGTAAACTTTCAGAATATACCAGAACCAAAAAAATAATACGCTGGAAATGTGATCATTGTTTTGCTGAATTTACTAAAGCAAAAAATGGCAAAATATATGACCCAGAATCTAAATCCTACTGTAAAAATTGTATTTCTAAAATAGGTGTAGCAAAATTAGCGGGATCTGCAGGATATCAAGCAAAAATTAAAAATAAATTTACAAATAGAATTGGAACAGTAATCTCAGGTAAAGAAGGCTATCCAGAAGTATATATTGGTAAAGATTATCCTTATCGCCCGGGCGGATATAGATGTATTCGAGAACATATATTTGTAATGGAAACCTATTTACAACGTCGAATAGAAAAAGGGGAAATAGTACATCATATAGACGGTAATAAAAGAAATAATAAACTTGAAAATTTATTTTTAACTACAGTAGCAGAACATAATAAATTACATGCCGAATCTGAATCTATTATATTTGAATTAGTCAAACAGGGTCTTGTTATTTTTAATAGAGGTACAGCAAGATATGAACTTGTTTAACTTGACTCTGTCCAATAATTCTGTTATACTAACTTGATGTATAATCCAAAATTTATCTATCATGAACTAAGTCGTACCACAGATGAAGGCCGACGCTTGTATTCTACCCCAGATGGTAGCCGAGTACCTAGTGTAACCACTATCCTAGACAAGACCAAACCCGCTGAAACTAAAGCCGCACTAGAACAGTGGCGTAAAAATGTAGGGCATGCCAAAGCACAACAAATTACCACAGAAGCTGCCAACCGCGGCACCAGAATGCACACCTATCTAGAGCATTATGTAAAAGAAGGTGAACTAAAGGACCGTGGAACAAATCCGTTTGGCTGGGCCAGTCATGCCATGGCACAGACTGTGATTGAAGACGGACTGGTAAATGTTAATGAATTTTGGGGTGTAGAAATTCCTTTGTATTTTCCCAAGCTGTATGCAGGCACAACAGACTGTGTAGGCATTCATCAACAAGACGAAAGTATCCTGGACTTTAAACAGACTAACAAACCTAAAAAAGCGGAGTGGATTGAAGACTATTACTTACAGCTTACAGCCTATGCACTGGCACACAATGAAGTGTATGGAACCAACATACGCAAGGGTGTAGTGCTAATGGCAGTAAAGCCGCCAGTAGACGACATGGGGAACCCATTGGCCCGTCCGGTTTATCAAGAATTCATACTAAAACCTGAGGATTTTAGCTACTGGTCTGATGCTTGGTGGCGCAGATTAGAGCAGTACTACCTACTGGCCTAACCAGCTAAATACTGGATAGAATTCAAGGAAGACTAAATTGGCCATTGTACAGATCTCTCAAATTACTAACCGCAAAGGGTTAGCAGAAAATTTACCACAGTTAGCTGGTGCAGAATTGGGCTGGTCAACAGACACCCGCCAGTTATGGATTGGTAATGGTACACTACAAGATGGCGCCCCGGTTATTGGCAACACTGAAATCTTAACAGAATTCAGTGACATTTTAAACTTCACTAACACTTACACCTACAAAGGTCAAGCCGCTGGGTATACTGTACAAACAGGACCCACTGCTGGCGATCCAATAACCTTAAGTTTGCAATCATGGTTGGATCAGTTTGCCAGTGTGTTGGACTTTGGTGCAACAGGTGATGGAGTTACAGATGATACTGCGGCCATCAATCGTGCCTTGTATCAACTGTATTGCAGAGAAGTAAATCCACAAATACGCCGCAGTTTGTTTTTTCCAGCTGGTGTATATCGTGTGACCAGTGCTATTAAGATTCCTCCTTATGCCACATTAGTAGGTGAAGGTGGAGACAATTCTTTAATTGTTATGGATTCTGGTGTTGACGATTATGTATCACGCACGGCGGATAGTTTACAAAACATAGGAGTAAACATTGGTGATGCTGGCGCAATAACACCTCAATATATTACCATTACCAACATGGGATTCACACACTCTGATCCTACAGGCAGTGTGTTCCTAGTTCAAGACGCTACTAATTGTCGTTTTCAAAATGTAGGATTTCGTGGAGTATCAACTACTGCAGACTTAGACTCTGATGCTAACGGAAGTATTGGTGTAAGTTTTGCCAGCACCAGCAGTCTTGTTTGTGAACAAATTACCTTTGATGGTTGTGTGTTCTCTGGACTAGTATGGGGCATCAACACTAACCAGCAAACTAAAGCAGTTACCGTTTCTACCAGTCAGTTTAATACTTTATACAGAGGTGTTGTGCTAGGAACCGCGGCAGTGACCAATGGTGGTCCAACTGGCACAAGAATTGTAGGCAACCTGTTTGACGATATCTATGCCGAGGGTATTGTATTTGGCAGCAATCTTGTGTTGGCAATCAATGCCAGTGGTCATAACATTTTTTATGATGTGGGCAACCACTTTACAGGCAGCACAGGCACGCCTGCTACCAGCATTATCAGCATACAAAGCAACAACAACGTCAGTATCAGCGATCTGTTTGAACGCACTGATACATTTGCCACAACCTATCCTAGAATTGATCTCAACAACACTGTCAGCATAGCCACCACCAACGGTGGTCAGTTGGCCATGGGCACATACACACGTGAAAGTGGCGACTCGGCCACGCTAACCGACAATGACACAGGTACTGTGTTTGAACTCAATGCTACAACAATTCGAGCATTCAGTGTCAACTACACTATTGTGAGAGGTCCTGTATATCGTACCGGTACTATCATGGTAGCCACCGACGTTGGAGATTCTAGTCTAGGAATCACCTCCAGCGACGACTATGTAGAAAACAACAACACTGGTGTTACCTTAACAGTTGATCAAGCAGGCGACATAGTTAGTCTAACTTACACTGCTGACAACGCTGGCACCAATGCCACAATGACCTATAGTATCACATACCTAGCTTGATCTGGCCCTCTACATTTTCTGCCCGGCTGGAAAGCTGGAACCAGCTACGAGATCAAGTTCAAAATCTATCCATAGAATCAGCACTTGAAGACATCAATGCCTGGTGGTTTACGGCCCCATGGCGACCATATTACCTACATTGGGATGATCAATCCGCCTGGCCCGATCCCTGGCAACTTTTGAGCGATGATGTCTATTGCGATCTTGCAAGAGGGCTTGGAATAGTGTATACTATCAGTATGCTGGATCGTGCGGATATGGCGCCTACAACCTTGGTTTTGACTGAAGATGGCAGTAATTTAGTACAGGTTGCAAAAGAAAAATATATACTTAATTGGCAAGCTGAACAGGTCGTAAATACCTTCACTAAAGTAAAAATCAAAAGGCAATACCAGCTGGACCAAATTATCTAGCAGTAAACAGTACAATTAAGAATAGAGAGTATTAATGACGCAGATTACAGTAGTTAAAAGAAGCGGACAAAAAGAGCCACTGCATATTGAAAAGTGGCAGGCACAGGTTGCCAAAGTCTGTCAAGGCATTGCTGACGTAAGTCAAAGTATGATTGAGATCAAAGCACAATTGCATTTCTACGATGGCATTACCACGACAGAAATTGATGGTATTACATTGCGAGCTATTGTGGACTTAATTGATATAGAATCAAATCCAGATGTAGGTCACACCAATTATCAATATGTAGCAGGTAAACAACGCCTGAGTATGTTGCGTAAAGATGTGTATGGAACATATGATGTTCCGCATCTATATGAAATTGTAAAGAAAAACGTAGACACAGGCTTATACACATCTGAACTTCTTGAGTGGTATACCCAAGAAGATTGGAACCGCATGAACGACATGCTTGACCATGACAAAGATGAGGAATACAGTTATGCAGCTATTGAACAACTTATTGAGAAGTATCTTGTACGCAATCGCGCTACAAAGGAGATCTACGAGACTCCACAAATTAGGTATATGGTCGCGGCCGCTACGGTCTTTCATAAAGAAGAACCTGGATCGGCACGTATGCGTTACATCAAAGAGTATTACAACTGTGCGTCAGATGGTTTGTTTACT